AGCCGAAGTGGCGGAACGGCAGACGCGTCCGACTTAAAATCGGCTGGCTGAAAAGCCGTGTGGGTTCGACTCCCACCTTCGGTACCATGACCCCGTAGCTCAGGGGATAGAGCAGCTGCGTTCTAAGCAGTTGGTCGCAGGTTCGACTCCTGCCGGGGTCGCCACATTGTGGAGATCGTGGAGAACCCACTTGACGTGCGTTTCATATAGGAGTACCATGGGCTTTGCCCCGCTGGGAAACAGCGATGTCGTCGGGAAAAGAAGGACCATGTGGGATCTCTTTGCTCGGAAGTGTTGCGGTTTGCCATAACTCAGCGGGGCACTAGTTGGAAGGAGCGGCGCATGAACCCGATAATTATTGAGCCACCTGAGACGGCGTTATGTGGGTTCGACTCCCACCGAAAAAATCGTCCGCCGTGCTCATCGTGCTTTGTCCCTGCGGAGATCGTTTGGATTGACCAGTGGGACACTGTCCCGCTGTGCAGGGCCTGTGGCGAGAATCGCCAGAAGGCGTGGGAAAAGCATCAGAAAGAAGGAGCCAAATGAAAGCACTATTTAAGGCGGCCCCCCTGCGAAAGCACGCGCGTGCCGTAGCAAAGAAGAAGCAGCACCAGATGGGTCGGTTTAGCCCAATTAATGGTATTGGCATTCATGCACGCAGCACGGCGTCCTGCCAACTGTGCGGCATGGGTGTGGCGATCTACCTAAACCCGCTACCAAGCCACGACAACGTGGAGGGCGATGTGCTTGACGCACAGTGCACAGCAAGGAGCATTGCGTGACCGATCAGAACGAGTCAGGCGTGTTTTATACCAACGGGCTATTAGAGGGATTCCTCAATGGGCGCCTAACGTATTACACGAAAATGTTGGAAATCGAACGGGGCGAGATGGGGCATGAGGAGGTGCGCTCTTGGAACAAGGCGATCTCCCGCGCTAGTGAAGCCTATAGCGAATACCGCACCAATGGCGACAGCGACAAGGTAAAGCTGCTCACGGAAAAGATGTTTAAGCATGAGGAACGCGCAATGGAGCGACGCCGTATGCGACAGGACTTGGTGATGGATCATTCGTGGTCGGCAAAGTGCCTGTGGGCGTATTCCGCCGCTGACCGTAAGAATGCACCAGGATTCCGCATGGCTGCAGAGCGAATCGCCGCTGCGCATCCAGAGTGGCCGCTGTGGCGTATTGCGCAAGAGATGGATCTTGTGGATAACTGGGATAGGGACTTTTGGGAGTAATGAAAGAAAAGATTTGCCGCCGTTGCAATGAGAGCTGGCCAAATGACGCGGAGTTTTACAAGCCAAACGCGCTGAACTGCCTTGCCTGCCAGTTTGAGGCGCGTCAAGCACATAAGCGAAAGGCAAAGGAGCGATTTGCTGCACTGCCCAAGGCGGAGCAAGAGCAACGCAGGCTTGCCGAAAACGAACGGGCGCGCAAGAAGGCCTACAGGCGTCAGCTAAAGGGGAAAAAGAACGCAGTGTAGTATGGTATAGTTGTACCATTAAACTAAAAGACCTCTCAAAAAATTTTGGGCGGGCATAGCGGAAAGGAGCGCAACATGAGGGCACGAAGGCCAGAGGGGGCACCGCAGGTGCAGGAAGTGCTGCGAGAGATTCGCAATTATGTTGAGCGGTGGAACCAGTCCCCGACTATTACGGAACTCTGCGACCAGTTGGATTGCGGCAGGAGCACCGTGCAACGTGCGCTTGCAGCCATGGAGCGCAACGGCTGGGTAACGCGGCGGAAGCAGATTGCCCGTAGTATTGTTATTACTCCACAGGGCCACAAGGCGGCGTGGTCAGGAAAGGAAGGTGAGTAGCGTGAGTATTGAAAGCGTAAACCGCTGCAACGAGCCAGAGTGCATTAACGATGCGCTTATGCGGCTTAACAAGGAGCTAAAGAACGGCGAGCGCGTTTGGCTTATTGAGCAAAACCAAGATGGCGTTTGGTCATGCTCCGTGGTAGAGGAAAACGCCGACTATATTTCGTACGCGGAAAACGGCCACGAACCACAGCTCTATAACCGTGCTTACGGTCGCGGAAATAACATGTATCAGGCTATTGCTGCGTGCCGCATCAATCTCCATGCGGAACACATGAAAAAGACTAAGTGACATGTGGGGAGCATTGGAGGCTGGCATGGAAGCACACAGGGTAGAGAGCATGTCCCTGGAGCAGGCGTACCAGTCGTTTAAAGACGGTAATCTGCGCCCACTACTTGCAATTTATGCCGCAAAGTATCTGGAGTGCGAGTGCGGCAACGCCAGCGGCGAGCATTGCTTTAATAGTGCCCACGCAGATATGCGAAAGGAAATGAATCCGCCCTACCAGGTTGATTGTTTCTTGTGCGCATGCATTGGTTGCAGTGAAGGAAATTGCTGCAGCCACCAATAATGGTACGAATTTCCGTATAATCAAATAGCCGTCGGGTAGTTAACTCCTTTCCTGCTCGACGGCACTAATCAGAAATCGACCCCGTGCGCAAATTTTTCTTCATGGCACCTAACGTTTTTGCCATGGCCTTAATTGGGTCCTGATCAATTGGCTGAACAAATTTAATTTCAGCTTTCTTGTCTTGGTTGTCGTAGCCCCAGGCATCGCTATCACCAAGTTTCCACCGACCCCCCTCCGCTGAGAACTCCTTTGTGGAAACCTTAAAGTCCGGCATCTTGGTTTCCTTGTAGACAAGCGCTTCGTCTAGCCACAGCACTCTGTTGTTTGGCTGGGCGGCAAACTGCCCATTGTCCAAGCGGATAAAGTTATACGACTTATGCTCTGCTGGCAGCCTTGCCCAATTTGCGTCAATCTCATTTGGGTCGCTATGAACCATGTCAACTGTAAACATGTAGTGACCCTCGTTCCAAATTCCTGCCGATGTTCGGTATTTGCACCGCATGTTTTTTAAAACCGCTTTTTCAATGACACTCATTTGTGGGGAGTTGGCATCCCAAAGCTGCAGGTCTCCAAGGGGTAGGTCGAGTTTAGGAGTTTCTGGTTTCCACACGTAAGCGCTCAGGGGAAGCTTATCGTAGAGGGCACCATACTCTGGCAAGAACGCCTCAATATACAAGGCACGGTGGCGGATGGCCTTAACGGTGACCCAATATGCTGGGGTGAATTCCCCGTGGCCGTCCTGCAGGTCGCGCAGGTATTCTTTGCGCACGTAACAGGAAACTGGCGGGATATTGGCAAGAGCATAAGACATTATTTACTCCAAGGGTTTTTGACTCGGCTTAGGGCAACTGGATCGCCGGCGTCTTGCCAGCCTTTCACATCCAGTAATTCAACCCGCTCTATTGTCTCATACATGTTGAGCACATCCACCATGTCAAGGGGGTCTCCGATTGGCAGCCGCCGGAACGCCGCTCGGAGCTTGTCTATATCGTTAAATCTATAGACCCCGCAGCACACATTAAATTGCGGCTCACCGCGATTCCATCCTTTGTATGGGTCTGGGTAGTCCCACACTCTCCAGGGGCCAGGGGCAACCCCAGCCCACGACCCAGTGTTCGCGGGTATGTGGGTCAGCAGCGTGTCGGCAAAAAGAACAACTAGTCCGCCTTCGTGCCACGTATCGTTTACATAACGACGGAGTGCTCCGCCTGGGCCATCGTACTCGTCATGCAACATTACGCGAGAAACCCAACGCTCAACGGCAGCATTGACGGCAAGCCAGTCACGCTCGTGAACAACAACGTCAGTAATAAGGCTTTGCCTGGCTCGGCGATGCCACTCATGCACGGGTATGCCGTCTGCTTCAACAAGCAGTTTGTTCTTTCCTTCTAGCCTAGTGGCTTTACCAGCAGAAAGAATAACTAATCTGTCCCAGCCGCCCATGGCAACCCCCCAAGGCTTTCGTGTGGCCGCCCAGGGGCAAGGTCGTAGTGCCAAGTAATGTCGGGGATGGACAAGAAAGTGTAGCCGTGCGTGTGTGCTTTCTTCCACAGCAGCCAGTCGTACCCAGGCTTCTCCTCAAACCGGCCAAGGTCGTAAAACATGGAGCGGCGGAATAGCGCTGTGTGGGAAACAATTGATTCTGCCATCAAGCCTTCTGGGCTAAACGGTCGGTTGTATCGATTGTCGCCATCTGCATAAGAGTAAATAATGTCTGCTTCGTCGCGCCGACTGTAAAGCGCCTCAATGTGGTTCGGAAGAAGTGTGTCGTCGTCGTCTAGAATCATCAGCCATTCAGTATCGGCAAAATCGATCAACCGATTCTTAGTAATTGCACCACCTTTTCGCTCGCCGTCAAGCATTTGCAAGTGGGCGCGGGGCATGAGGGATTGATTGCGCACTGAAGCAACCGCGCGCTCGAAAAGCTCCTCGCGGCCATTGATGGTTGCCGTAATGATCGTTAGATCCGCTACCATATAACTCCTTTAATAATAATCTGAACAGGACGCGTAATAGCCGCATTCACAAATCAACTTGCAGGCTCGTTGGCTCATTTTCGCCCCGCAGTTCAGACAAGTCAGTATAACCTGTTCTGGGTCTATTGTAATCTCAGCTTCGTTCTGTGGTGTGGAATCGTCTTGCATTGACCCTCGCAGTTTTTGTGTTGCTTTACTTTTGTGTTTAGCCTGTTAGGCGTTGTGTATACTCCCCCGCATGGGAAAGCGAGCCTTGATCTTTGGCATTACTGGCCAGGACGGATCGTACCTTGCCGAGCTATTACTTGGCAAGGGGTACGAGGTCCATGGCGTCATTCGCCGCGCCTCCAGCTTTAACACTGGCAGGATAGATCATTTGATTGAGCAAGGAGACATTCCATTTGCCTTGCATTACGGCGACGTGACCGATGGTAGCTCTGTCAACAGCGTCATTGCTAAAACTCGACCAGATGAAATTTACAATCTTGCTGCCCAGAGCCATGTCAAGGTAAGCTTTGAGATCCCAGAGTTCACGACGCAGGTTGATGCCCTTGGCTCTTTGCGCATTTTAGAGGCTATCCGAAGCTCGTCAGGCGGCATTCGGTACTATCAAGCAGGCAGCAGCGAGATGTTTGGCAAGGTGCTAGAAGTGCCACAGCGGGAGTCAACCCCATTCAACCCTCAAAGCCCGTATGCCATGTCGAAAGTCTATGCCCACAACATGGTGCAGCTGTACCGGAACGCCTACCTGCTGCACGCATCAAACGGCATCTTGTTTAACCATGAGTCACCACGGCGGGGCAACACCTTTGTCACGCATAAAATTACGCGGGCAGTTACGGAAATTGTACGCGGGCGAAGGCACGAACTGGTGCTGGGAAACCTAGACGCCAAAAGGGACTGGGGGTACGCACCGGAATACGTTGAAGCCATGTGGCTCATTCTTCAGCAAGAGAAGCCAGGAGACTACGTCATTGCAACAGGGGAGATGCACACTGTTCGGGAGTTTGTGCAGGAAGCATTTGACTACGTTGGGCTCGATTGGAACAAGTATGTACGAACAGATGAGCGGTACTACCGACCAGCGGAGGTTGACCAACTCCTCGGTGACGCAACGCGCGCCAAGAGCATCCTTGGATGGGAGCCAAAAGTAAAGTTCAAAGAGCTGGTAAAGATAATGATTGACGCAGACATGGAGACAATCAAGTGAACCAGGTCAGCGGTAAACGAGTTCTTGTTACTGGTGGAGCTGGATTCCTGGGGCGCAAGATTGTGGATCGCCTAAGCCTGCGCAATCCAGAGGATGTCATTGTCCCAAGAAGCTACGAGTGGGACCTGACTAGCCAAAAAGAAACTGAAGAAATGATTAGCGAGTTTCTTCCAGACATTATCATCCATGCTGCCGCCGAGGTTGGCGGAATTGGCGCCAATATGAAATCGCCTGGTCGATTCCTATATGCCAACGCAATGATGGGCCTAAACGTTATTGAAGAGGCGCGCAAGTTCCCCACCGTGGAGAAAGTGGTGCTGGTTGGAACGGTGTGCTCATACCCTAAGTACGCCACGCCGCCGTTTAAAGAAGAAGACATTTGGAACGGGTATCCAGAGGAAACCAACGCTCCGTATGGCGTGGCAAAGAAGCTGCTGTTGGTTCAGGCTCAGGCGTACCGGCAGCAGTACGGTAGCAATATTATCTACCTTATCCCGACTAATCTTTACGGGCCCATGGACAACGACAACCCGGAAACGTCGCACGTTATCCCAGCCATTATGCGAAAGTTTATTGATGCCAAGCAGAACGGCGTAGAAGAAGTTTCCCTTTGGGGCTCTGGCTCTGCAAGCAGGGAATTCCTCTACGTTGACGATGCCGCAGAAGCAATTTCCAGGGCGGCTGCCCAATATTCTTCTGATTTGCCGCTCAACCTTGGTCGCGGAGAGGAGATTTCCATTGCCGACCTGGCAGAAAAAATCAGGGGAATCGTCGGCTATACAGGAAGAATCGTTTGGGATAGGTCAAAACCAGATGGTCAGCCACGAAGGTCAGTTAATGCGCAGAGAGCCAACGACTTGTTAGGCTGGAAGCCAGCGATTAGCCTGGATGAAGGTTTAGCACGAACGTATGCAAGCATGAGGTAGTTATGGGCTGGGTAACGCAAGGAAACGGCGCAGAAGAGCGGGGGGATAAGAGACTTTCTATCCTTATCTGCTCGCTGGAATCACGCGCAGACAAGCTGGAGCGCCTCATGGACGTGCTTACCCCGCAGCTTACCGTTGAAGTTGAAGTGTTGACCCACGTGGACAATGGTGAGGCAAGTATTGGCAGAAAAAGAAACGAGCTTATGGAGGCGGCGCTGGGAGATTACGTTGCCTTTGTGGACGACGACGACATGGTTAGTGACGACTATGTAGAAAAAGTTTTAACTGCCCTGGACTCCGACCCAGATTGCGCCAGCCTTACTGGCATCATCTACTTTGCTGGTGGTAAGTCAGCACTTTTTGACCACTCAACAGAGCACCAAGAATGGTCTACGGGGGCGGACGGGGTATACTACCGAAGTCCAAACCACTTGAATGCAATCAAAAGGTCTATTGCAAACAAGGTAATCTTTGAAGACATTAATTTTGGTGAAGACAAAAAGTTTTCTGACAAGGTTCGCCCGTTCCTCAGGAAAGAAACGCGCATACCTGGAGAGATTTACTACTATTATCCAAGCAAGGGGTATTAATGCATTTGCTGGTTAAGTTTCCAACGCGTCAGCGCCAGAAGCGTTTCTTTGAGGTCTTTGCAAGCTATATGCAGCTTGCATCAAACCGCCACCACATTGAGTGGGTCATCTCCATGGACCAAGACGACCTGGAAATGAACAATCCGGAAGTCAAAGAAACTTTTGATAAGTTGATTGCCATGGGCCAAGACATTAAATACTTTTACGGGCCTAACAAGACAAAAATCGAGGCAATGAACGCCGACATGGACAAAGCCAGCGCCGGCTGGGAGGTTCTCTACCTAGCGCAAGACGACATGCTGCCAATCGTTCAAGACTGGGATGAGCGGATGCTTAACCTCGTGTTTGGTAGCTTTCCCGATCTAGACGGTTGCATCTGGCCACCCGATGGCTATGGGAATAGTCCAACTACTTCTACGGTAGTGATTATGGGCAGGCAGTGGTATGAGCGATTTCAATACATCTACCACCCAGGATACAAGTCTGTGTATTGCGACAATGAATACACCGACGTAGCCCTGTCGTACGACAAGATTCGCAAGGTGCCAGATCGCCTTGTTGAGCACAAGTGGGTTGGGACTAACGGGCGAGACGCGCTATGCGACCGCAATGAAAGCCTGGCTAACTACGAACACGACCGCCAGCTTTTTGTTCAGAGGACTTTGGCGGGCTTTCCTTAGTCAAATCTTTTACCGTGATGCCGTAGACGCGCTTCAGGGCGTGCCGAACAACCGCATACTTTGAAGAATTCCTTTTAATATTTTCAATAAATTCTTTTCTACCCATGTATTGCTCACACAGATAAAGGTAAGCCTCTGCCCATTTAGGGGTATGCCAGCTTTTTGTCCACACATGCGCTATTTCGTGCAGCGCGGTGTCCGCGTCGGCGGTGCAAAGGAAAATTGTCTTGCCCCAATATTCCGCCTCTCCATGGGGGTGGCTATCGGGAAGCGTATGAACTCCGTCTGGGTGGTAATGCAGGTGCACGCGGCCAAGGCGAATGTCTTGCTCTGCGCAAACCTTGCGGATAAGCGAGGTGAACGGGCGCCACCGCTGCTTTTCGGAAAAGGGCGCCTCGGGGTCGTAAACAATGCGCACCGTTCCCGGTCTTGGTGTCCTGCGCTTTGTGTCCATGGTACCTCCTGGGCTGGCTGACGTGTTATTCTAGGCGGCAGTTAGCCAATAGTCCAGAGGAGGATTTGTTGTATGGATTTCCTAGGTTTTATACTGCTTTTTGTGCTAGGATTTGTAGTCGGGGCATCCCTGGCTGGTGCCGGTAGCAGGGTCCAGATTGAGCAGGAAAAGGCTAAGTCGGCGTTTGAGTTTCGTCGTGGCTGGTGGTTTGGCGCCAATGACGTGCGCGTAGGCCTTGGCCTTGCCCCGATGGACACCGCTGCCAACCCCGCCCCAGAGGTTGCAGGGCAGCCAGAGCCAGGCGAGCGACCCAAGTCAAAGCTTGGCAAGAAAGTAAACTAGGGGGAATAGCTCAAAGGTTAGAGCGCCAAGCTTATATCTTGGTGGCTCCTGGTTCGAGTCCAGGTTCCCCCACCACTTGACAATCCACGCCTTGGGCCTTAGGGTACACAAATAGACCCAGACGCCCTAGAACTGTGGATAGAGAAGGGAAAGAACATGGACTGCCTTCATGGCGAGGAGAATGGATTCCTTGCAACAAACCTAATCGGGTTTGCGCAAAACCCATCGGACCCTCGCTGCATTCACTGTGCATGGAACGAAGTCCACGCCGTCATCCCAGAGGGCTGGTGGTTTGACAGGCTATACTTCTTGCTAAATGGCTGGGCTATTGAGGTGGCCAGCCCCGATGGCAAGAAGGTCCGTTCAATTGGTGCAACGCCAGCCATTGCCATGGACAAGATGAAAGAGCTACTGGAGCAACACAATGGCAGCTAAGAGGCCAAATAGCATTCTGGTGAGCGCGCTGGAAATCCAGCAACTCATCATGTGGAAGTTCCCAGAGTCAAAGTCGCTAACAGACGGCGCGTATGCAGCCGCAATGAAGTATGACCTTAGCCCTGAGACCATGCGCTGCTATGCGTATCAGGGCATCAGCAATAAGAGCAAGGCCTACAAGGTTATGTCTTCTGACATTGAGGACATGCGCAGGTACGAGGAGTCCGCCTGGAGGCTGATTGACCAGTCCCAGTCCGACCTTGTTGCCGCTATTGACGCAAACATTGCGGCATTTAAGCAGGCAGCAGAGCACTTTAGTAACATGAAAAAGGAAATCCTGAATAGAAAGGTTCGCGGATGAGCGATGTAAAGTTTTCTTGGTATGGAGCCTATTGCATGCCTGGTAGAGAAGAACGAGCCAAGCGATTGCTGGAGCAACGAATCACCTCTATGGGCATGGAAGATTTGTTCCGTACGGTTTTTATTCCTAGGCGGGAGATAACAAAGTGGAGCGGTGGCAAGAAACACAAAGTTGATGAGTGCATTTACCCTGGCTATATTTTTATTGAAATGGTTATGAGTCCAGAAAGTTTCTTTGTGGTCAAGGGTACGCCGTCTATTGCAGGGTTTGCCAACAACAACTCATTGCAGAACCATAGAAACGATCCATCTCCTATCACAGAGGCAGAGATGAATGTCATTCTTGGGGTTGGGGAAAAGAAAGTGCCTAAGCCGACAAACATTTTTGGCAACGGTGATACCGTAAAGATTGTCTCTGGGCCGTTTTCTGATATGAACGGCATGGTATTTGCAGCGGACGACCAGCGGCAGCGGCTTAAGGTAACGCTATCGTTTTTTGGAAGAGAAACGGTTGTAGAACTTAGTTATGCAGAGGTGGCAAAGCAGTGACAAACTCAGTAATGGTGCAGTTAAGTCAGAAGCAGATAGAGCGAGCGGTGATTGCCGGAGCGCTTCGAGAGCTTCGTGCTATTCGTGACAACTTGAAGGACCGATATAACTGGGAGCGCGACGGCTGGAAGCAGCACATTGAGGGGGCAATGGGCGAGGTTGCTGCGTCTGTCGCCACGGGGCTGCCGTGGACTGGGGAGGACATTGACACCTTTAAGGGCGCAGATGTTGGCGACAACGTTCAAGTTCGGTTCCGCCCTGGGCACTACCAAGACTTGTCTATCCGCAAGGGCGACAGCAAGAAGTCAATCTACGTTCTGGTCCTGCCTGCCGACATGCGAAACTTTATCTTTGAGGTAGTTGGCTGGATTTCTGCGAAGGAAGGCATGGAGGAGAAGTATTACCACGAAGACAAGGCGCTGTATTTTGTACCAAAGGCCCACCTTCATGACATCACAACGCTTCCTGGATACATTCCGCCGAAGTCATTAGACGACGGCTTGTGGGGTTAGGCGCACTTAGCGTGGTGATGGACAAGGCGTGAGCTGCTCTTTGCGCCAACAAAACTAATCTCGTATTTAGCACGTATTTGACTGGCAAGCATTGGCTGCTGGCAAACGGCGCACATGCGCTTTGTCAAAACGTCAGCCTTCTTGTCGCCTTTGTTCTTTGCAAGAGTTTTCTTACCGGCCATAAACACCTCTATCAATAGGTCGGCGGGAAGGCAACGGAGGAACGCCTGGATGCGACGCAGCCCGTCGGCTCGCGCGGCCGCCAACACCGTTTCATGAGGCCCTCAAAGCCTCGTTAACCTTCCCGCCCTAGCCGACCATACCGCCGGCGAGCTGTCGCCCATTGAGGAGGGACGACAAATTACATACTATCATGCTCTTATAAGACTTGTGGACTCTTGAAAAATCTGCCATACTGCGCCAATGGAAAGTCATTCGTACCCCAGCCAACGAGCACGGGCTATCTGGATTCTCTGGTCGCAGGACAATCCGATTACCCTTACCCTGGAGCCCCGCTCCGAAGACGACGATGAGCCGTATCTGGTAATCTGTGGCCAGCACATTGATGCAGCCGTGCTTATGCGAGTCACGGAGAAGGAGGCAAATTGGCTAATCCAACAAAGGGCCGGGTTGTAGCCTCGGCAGAGCAAAGTTTTGAAACAACGTTTGCAGAGATTTACTCTGAAGCGTTCGCCCTCTTGGTGCGAAAGCAAGAGCGATACGGAGATTCAAACATTCAACAGCTTGGCATTCACGGCGTCATTAGCCGTATTGCTTACGACAAGATTGAACGCGCTAAGCGATTCCTGAACGGTAAAGTTGCCGACGGCGAGGTCATCCTTGATCCATTGCCAGATGGCGGTGACGAATCTCTGGTAGACACCATGCTAGACATTGCAAACTACGCACTAATCACCGTTGCACTACAACGTGGCAAGTGGGGCAGGCCACTGGATGGTCGCCCAGCAGAGTTGCACCGATTTGAGCAGGAAGTAAAAGCGCAGCGAACTGATGCACCCAATCTATCGCTGGCAAATCTTCGGGTGAATGTGATGGGAGCAAAGAAGAAGTGAGCAAGAAGTCAAAGCGAGCAAGAAACCCAAAGCCATTTGATGCTAGTGCCATCAAGGCGCCAGAGAGGAACGTAGGAATTTGCGTTGCAACCCCAACGCTTGACGGTCGCCTTCACGCTGGGTGCGTGGCTACTGTTATGCAGTTGCAAAAGTTGTGCATTGAAGAAGGCATCTCGTTTACGTGGAAAGTGCTTGCTGGCAACTCAATCCTTCCGCTTGCTCGAAACGAATTGACCAAGCAATTCCTTGAAACAAAAGCAACGCACTTGTTTATGATCGACAGCGACATTCAGGTAGACCCACGACACATCTTGTATTTGCTTGGGCATGACCGAATGCTAAGCGCGCTGCCGTGCTCGAAGCGAGAAGTGCTGTGGGACCGCCTTGGGGAATTTATCAATGCGTACCCAAACACCAGTTTGGAGTTGTACCCAGCGCTTATTGCAGAAGGAAACTTTTCCACAGAGGAAGAGGTGTTTAACGTAGACGAGTTTGGCTTTGCCAAGGTGCTAAAGGTGGGCACGGGTGCCATGATGGTAAAGCGAGAAGTGTTTGAGAAGATAATTGCAGAGAACCCTGACAATTTCTTTAACACAACGCAGGGAAAGCTCTACCAGTTCTTTAGTTATTCCCAGGACGACGAAACAAAGACACAATACGGAGAGGACTACACCTTCTGCAACACATGGCGCAAGCTTGGCGGGGAAGTAGACCTGCTAGTCGCAGCCAAGACAAAGCACCACGGCCAACTGGCTATTGAGTTTAACTGGAAGGGCATTGCGGAAACCATTACAGAATTTATGGCAGCAAAGGAGAAGGCAAATGCGGGCTGATCTTTTGGCGCAGATTGCGCAAACTGTTTTTCCAAGCAACTCTCGCGGAAGTGCGGCTAAGCTTTTGGCGCAACGGATGAACGATTCGTTGGCGCCAGAAAACCGTCGTTCACCACGAACGGTAGAGGCATATGCCAGCAATCAGCGGGCAATCCCGGCCGATTATTCTGTTGCGGTAATTGAGTATGTTAAGAACAATCATCCAGAAATGGTAGAAATTATTGCTGAGGCAGAAGAGGACAGCGGCAATGAAGTTAGCGGCGTGCTCTCTAAGATTGATTCGCTAACCGAAGCAGTTGACAAGATTGAAAAGTCCGTAAACAAGTTGCAAGGGGCGACGCAGGCTGCCGGCATGTTGCTGGCAATTCGAAAGATGTGCGAAGATTGCGTGGGCGGCTCTGCGGATAACAAGGATAGTTACTGCCATTGGAGCAATTGCCCATTGCGAGAATATAGCGACATGCGTCTTTCATCAAACGCAAAGAGGATGTAATGCTCTGGTTTCCAGCCGTCTACACAACGTTAGAAGATGGCAAGTGCGCAGCAGAAGTGTACGACAGCGAAACAATGATGGTCATTGGGTCTGTCAAGGCAGGAGAAACGGAGAAGGTCTACGCAGAGACGGAGCGGCTCCTATCGTTTGTTAAGTATGTATCGGAATCCCCGTTATTAATGGAAGGATACGTGCTACGTGACCAAGAAAAAGGCCAAGATGAACCAGGAACCTGACCACGACTGGCAACGTGGCTGGCTTAATGCTGCGTACAGCTCAACGGCTCGAACTCTTGGGCTTCTTCCAGAGCGGTGGACGCCAGGGGCTGAGTCGGCATTAGAAGATGAAATTACCCAAAACATTGCAGATATTTTGCTTATCGCTAATTACGATAAGTGCGAAATTGAAGGGGCAATTCTTCCCCCGTCAGAGGGGCATTCAAATTGGCGATTTATTGCAGTTGTCAAGTTGAACAAGATTCCGTTTACCTGTATGGTTAGCGCAAACAACGCTGCTGGTCTTATTGAAGCAGCAGGAGCGTGGGCCAATCATGTCGTAGCGCGAAAGGCGCAGGCAGGAAAGAAAGCTAAGGAGCAGAAGCATGGCGATTGAGCGGATTTTTCAATACGTAGACGAAAAGGCTGGCGATGCATTGCTAAAGATTACGCAGGACGAAGACTCTTGTGTTGCTGTTGCCGCAGACACTGGCGAGCCGTATGCGCGTATCTCTTGTGTGATTGAAAAGCAAAAGCCAATTGAAGGTTGGTTTTGGTTGAAGTGGTGGAGCGAAAACGAAGAGCTGGTTCGCCAACTCGTCACCAAGGGTGTACTGCAAACAAGGAACGACAAGATTGCCCCTGTATCTATGTGGTTGAATACCTGTGAGGCTCGCCTTGTCGAAGAAGAGTGACACAATCCAGTACGGCTATAAACAGCCACAAGAAGTTTGGGTTTGCGCAATTTGCGGAGACGACCGACAAAGCGAAGCGGTTCAAGCGGTCCCAGGCAACACGCTGCATCAAGATTTTAAGCACGCCTTCTGTGTGGTGTGCCGGAGTACGCGGCTGTTTCGCGTAAAAAGGAGGGAAGATGAGCGAGAAGTCTAGCGTTCCTGCATACGATGTTCTCCTGGCAGACGGCTGGGACGACTGCATTATTGGCCTAGGGTGGCAGTTCAACAAGCCCCTTATTGTCTATAGCAAGAACAAGATCCTGGCTAAGCTTGTTAATCAATTTGCAGCAGACGCCCATGACAATAAGGAATTTGACGACAACGATGCCTACCGTGGGGATCGAGACTTCTTTGCCGAGGCAGAGGAATACTTCTCGTTCAATATCCAAGGTGCTTGGGTGGGCGAATCAACACCCGTCTTTGTGGACGAAGATGCCAACACGCCAGAAATTATCAACGAGCATCTAGCGTGATTCGATTCATTCTTGCCGCAGCGCTTCTGGCGGTTCCAAACACCGTTGACCCAAACCAGTTCTCCGTCGCTGGTTGGGAGCACGACCGCGTCAACCAACGCGGCCACATCATGGACGGAAAGAGTTGGAACGGAAAAGATTATGGCGCTGGTATTACCGTCTACGTGGTAGATAGCGGGGTATACGACTCTGGGATGTTTAATGGTGGCGTAGCGCAGGGCTTTAGCGCATTCTCTGACGGGAAGGTTGCGTGCGGAACTTATCACGGCAGCATGATTGCGTCCATTATTGCCGCTCGGAACATTGGCCTTGCGCAAAAGGCAAAAATTGTATCTGTCCGAGTGATGACATGTGCCGGCAAGGGCAACCCAACAAACATCATTGCTGGACTTGATTGGATTTCACAAAATGCCGACCCGTCCACATCCGTAGTAAACATGTCAGTTAGCGGCGCGGCGACGCAGTCGCTTGACGACAAGGTAAACGAGATGGTTGACGCTGGCTTCCCAGTAGTTGTTGCCGCTGGGAACGACGGGCGAGATGCTTGCCGTTATAGCCCAGGTCGAGCCGATGGGGCGCTTACAATTGGCGCTTCTACTCGACTTGACTTGCGATCTAGGAACAGCAACACTGGCCCATGCATTTCTTTGTATGCCCCTGGAGAAAATATTACCGTGTATCACCCTATCAACGGGCAGATGAAGCAAACTGGTACCTCTGGTGCTGCGGCGTTTGTAAGCGGCGCCATCGCTGCAACTGCATCTATGTATGGCCTTGAAACATACGACGCAATGACCGTGCTGTTCTACGGATCAACTGCTGGGGCAATTTGCTGCGGATACCGCACCACTTCAAGTGACCTGCTCTACCTCAATACTGACTTGTACAACGTCAGTGACGGAGAGTGGTGGGCTGACTGGTGGGACTAGAAGAACCTTTTGCCAGAAGTAAAGTAGAAAGAGTTTCCGCTTAGGTCCGCTGCGTACACGAGCGCGTCTACCAAGTCATCGTGCTCCCCGTTGGGGAAAGAAAGCATCTCGTGCTCCAGGCTGTCAATCCCAGGAGCACCGTTTAAGTGAAAGACTTTTCCTGCTTCGTATCGCGCGGCAAGGGCTCGGCTTCGGCTTACTTTGTCTTTGTCTGGGCGGATTGCGCGAGCAGGAAGGCTTGTTGTGCCAAGGATTTCCCGAACAAACGTGCTCTGATGTTGTACGGCCTCAATGTTTAGCGACTCAATAAACCGTGGCTCCTCTGCATCATAGTTCAAGCCGCGCAGGCTGAGCATGCGTTGCGGCCAAAGAATCTTGGGCCCCTTTGCATTTCCGATATCCCCATTGCGGGTAATGCCAGTAAGCCATTCCTGGTGGCCTTCGTTGATTCGCTCTTTCCAGGCGCCAACTACATACAGGTTATGGTCTTCGTCTTCAAGCACTTCCACTGCCGTGGTGTAGTCGCTGCGTTCGCTAATAGAAGAAGCAAGGTCAACGCCAATTCTTCTGGCGCCTTCCGGAAGCTTATCTGTGCGCTGAAACCATTCGTGCCGGAAGATATTTCCACCCATAGAGGTAACGTCATTCTGGAACTGCAACATGAAAATAGGCGTCCCAAGCTCCTCTTTCTTTTGGTTTAACGCCTCAATCGTGTACATCTCTGGCCAAAGAGGCTGATCGTCTTCGATAGCCCTACGCTGGTACTCCTGAATCCCCTTGCGCATAAGCTCGGCATAGAAGTCATCTTCGTGCCAGCGCGTACCCACGTACCACTTCTTTGAACCAGGAACAAGCATTGGGTCAACAACTTGCCAGTACGTATCTGAGGCCTTTTGTCGTTGCCCAGCAGTAGCGTTCTCTTTCATGCCAACCATGTCGTCTGCAAACAGCAAGTCAAGGCGGGCTCCTGGCTTAATAGACCCAAGGCCATCAGCAAAGCATGTGGCATCTTTACCCATGTTTACGCCCTTGATTGTCCATGTTTCATCTGTCCACTTGTTGCCGACCACACCATCCGCCGCCCAAGGGAAAACTTCGGCGAAGAGCGGGCTCTCTATAAGGGTCTTGATAGCGCGGGATCTTGACATGGAGTCTGCAAGAACGGCTGTAAGGATGCCGATACGAATGTTTCCCTTGGTCATGCCAATGATTCGCGCAGCACGGAAGATTAAAGCAGTAGTCTTTGCATGTCCACGTGGCATGAGCACTAGTGCGCGGTCATGGTTGTCCATAAACTTTTCCATCTCCCGCAAGTGCCTAGGAAATACTAAGCCGCTCATGTACTCGGCAAATGCCGCATCTGAGGTTGCGGCCTTCTTGCGTAGCCAATCTCGGTATTCGCTGTTGCTAATACTAAGGCTCAATTTCCGTCGCCTTGCCTTCGATAGGCTCTTCTTTCATGGCCTCCGCCCAAGCCTGCAAACGTGTTGCCAGTTGATCCCTGGGCAGGGTGTCAATTTCATGGGGGACAGCGGACAGCTGGATTGCCGCCCCGTTCCTTCCCGTAATCTCGGTTCGGTCTGGCTCGTAGGCGCCAGTCAGTCTGGCTATACGATCAATTACTTCAAGTTGAATCTTTAGGAACTGGGCCTCATTGCTGGTCCCCTTAGCGCGGGCAGCCGCCGCAGCAGCCATCTTGGACACAAGGTTCGCCCGCTCAATGAGCTCACCCTTGTTTGTAGCGGGGTCTGGGTTTGGGTCAACCCATGATTTCTTGATGACGTAGCTGTGCTTTCGCACTGTTTCTTCGCTAAGGCTGACAATTCCTGCAATTTCGGACAGGGAAACACCCTGGAGCATCAACATTTTAATGCGCTCCCTGAGTGCTGCTAGTTGTTCTGCCGGCATGCGGCCTGGTCTTGCCATGTAACAATGATAACATACCAATCGTAGAAACTACCGTTCTGGTCATTTATCGTTCAGCATCTTAAAATGCGCGCAAGGGGGATTCCTATGTCTACAACCTACGATATTACGGCGGAACAAGGCAGTTTCTTAACCATTAGCCTTGTATACAGAGACGCAGCAAACAGCCTGGTGAACCTAACTGGCGCCACCGCATCCATGCATGTTCGGAGAAGGCAGGGTGCGCAAGAAGCTTTCCTCAGGTTGTCCAGCACAAACGGCACTACGACCGGCATCGTGCTTGGAGCCACGACCGGGGCGGTAACTATCTACATCTCTGACGAAGCCCTGAGCCTCATCGCTCCAGGGACGTATGTCTACGACCTTGAAGTTAACCCTGTTGGCGGCGCCATGGTGAAGCTCATCTCTGGCCTGTTTACAGTGGCCGGAGAAGTGACCAGATGACCGTTGAGGTTTCCGAGCAAGCGCGAACTATTAACGTTACGCAGCAAAGCAATAGCGTTACGGCAACAACCAGCCCTGTTTCAATCTCGGTAAGTGCGCCAACGCTAAGTATTACCAGCGCCAGCGGCGGCACAGTGCAGGGCCTCCAGGGGCCCACTGGTCCGCAGGGTCCCACCGGGGCAACTGGACCAACTGGCTCAAACGGATCGACGGGCGCCACTGGCGCTACTGGCTCAACCGGCCCGCAAGGCCCGCAAGGCCCGCAAGGTCCGCAAGGCGTGCAGGGGCCAACTGGATCTACCGGGCCGCAAGGGGCGCAAGGCAGCGGCGCTTCCCACTCAACCTACGTCTTCACGCAGAACTCCGCCTCAGCAACGTGGACAATCACGCACAACTTGGCGTGTTTTCCATCAGTAGAAATTGTTGATAGCGCAGGAACGCTAGTCATTGGCGATATCTCGTACATAGATAATAATAGCCTGACTGTCAGCTTTGTTGCTGCGTTTGGCGGCAAAGCATATTTAAACTAGGAGAGAGAAATGAAGTTTTTAGCCAATCTTGACCTCCAAAAAAATGAGTTGCAGAATGCTTCAATCCAGAATCTTGCTACCGATCCGGGCACGCCTATTGCGGGTCAGATTTATTACAACACTGTTTCTAATTTAATCAAGGTATATAACGGTACGGCGTGGGTATCTCTTTCAACCGGCGCTGGAACCGTCACTTCCGTTACGGGCTCGGGAGCGATCTCCTCGTCCGGCGGCACCACGCCAAACATCACCATTGCCGCCGCCACAACGTCCGTTGTCGGTGCCGTTCAGCTTAGCGACTCCACCAGCACGACAAGCAGTGTGCTTGCTGCAACTCCTACTGCGGTCAAGGCTGCCTATGATCTTGCTAATGGAAAGGCTAACCCAGGCGATACGCATTATGTTGGTACGACTGCAGTTGCTCTTAACCGAGCCTCTGCAAACCTTGATCTAACAGGAATTTCGAGCGTAACGTTCCCTGGATCAACTTCTGGAACAGTACAAATGCTTGCAACGGGTACCGCTGGAACTACTGTTCTTACACTTCCATCCGTCACTGGTACAGTCGCGACTCTAAACCATGCCCTTGGATCTTTTTACGCTTCCACGAGCACTGTAATTGGTGTTGGAAGCATTAATCTTGGTCATGCCAGCGATACTACCCTTACCCGATCAGCAGCAGGAATTATTGCCGTAGAAGGCGTTGATGTTGTAACTACATCAGCGTCACAAACACTCACTAATAAAACCCTGACAAGCCCGACGCTTACTACTCCAGCACTTGGAACCCCAGCAAGCGGCGTATTGACCAATGCGACTGGTCTACCAATCAGCACAGGTGTATCTGGACTAGGAACTGGCGTAGCAACGTTCCTTGCAACTCCGTCTTCGGCAAACCTTGTTTCTGCCATTACCGATGAAACTGGAACTGGCGCCTTGTTGTTTGCTAATAGCCCAACGCTTATTACTCCTGCTCTTGGGACGCCTTCAAGCGTCACGCTTACTAACGCAACCGGTTTGCCAATCAGCACTGGTGTTTCTGGCCTTGGAACTGGCGTTGCCACGTTCCTTGCCACGCCATCGTCGGCAAACCTTATCTCTGCCATTACCGACGAGACCGGAACTGGCGCGCTGGTATTTGCTAATACCCCAACGCTTGTTACGCCAACAATTGGCGTTGCGACCGCAACGTCCGTCAACAAGGTAGCCATTACGGCTCCTGCAACAAGCGCAACTCTTGCGCTTGCTGATGGCAGCACGCTTGCAACCTCCGGCGCATACGGCGTCACGCTCACCGCAACCGGCACAACTGCGCTTACGCTTCCAACCTCAGGAACCCTTGCCACGCAAGCATATGTTGACGGCGTTGCCACC